ATGTCTATTGAAAATATCGATGTAGCTGAACAAACAACGGGTAAGGATTCAGTTGTACTTGGACATGCAGAAGCGCCAGCAGTACATTCTATCGCAATTGGCGCTTCATCCCGAAATTCTAAAACCATCAGTGAAGCGGCTATTGCCATTGGGCAAAATCAACTTGCGGGTAAACAAGGTGATGCGAAAGTCGTTTGGCCTATTGCGATTGGCGCTGATTCTGTATCCAACGGCTTGGCTTCTATCGCTCTGGGACAAAAGGTGACTGCTAGTGCGGCTCAAGCGGTGGCAATTGGTCAACACTCCTCTGCAACAGAAAAGGGGAGCATTGCATTAGGCGCAGATTCTATTGCTAATAAACCGAATGTTGTTTCTGTAGGAAAAACCGGCCATGAACGTAAGATTATACATGTTGCGGCTGGGGATATTTCAAATCACAGTACTGAGGCGGTTAATGGTCAGCAGTTACATGCTGAATCGGCAAGGATTGATATATTATTGGATGCGAAGAATAAGGAATTGGAAGAGAAGATTCAATCTTTGGAAAGCGATATAGCTAATCTTACTTTGCTGGTTCAGAATAGTGTGGATGATGTTGCAGCACTGAAGAAACGACTTCTTGATGCATTGAATTATTAATATCTGTTGGTTGTTGTTTCATATATTCTTGGCTATTAGGCTGAGAATATATGATATATCCTATCAACAAAGAGGCAACTTGAAAGATGACGGGTATAATAATCTAATTTCTAAATTAAGAGGTATATATGTCTACAGAGAATATGAATATAACCGATCAAACAGTTGGTAAAGATTCAGTTGTTGTGGGAAATGCAGAAGCGCCAGCAATATATGCTGTAGCAATTGGCGCTTCACCACTAGCTTCTAAATCAATTAGCGAGGGTGCTATTGCTATTGGGCAAAATCAACTGGCGGGTAGAAAAGAGAATAAGGATGATAAAGTCATATGGCCAATTGCGATTGGCGCTGATTCTATATCTAGTGCTTCAGCTTCTATTGCCCTGGGGCAAAAGGTTGTTGCTAGCGCGGTTCAGGCAGTAGCAATTAGTCAAAACTCCACTGCAACAGGAAATTCAAGTGTTGCATTGGGATCAGATTCTATATCCAGCGGTTCGGCTGCTATTGCTCTGGGGAAAAAAGCTATTGCCAGAGGGAATCAAGCAGTAGCAATTAGTCAAAATTCCTCTGCAACAGGAAGCGCGAGTGTTGCATTAGGAGATAGTTCTGTATCCAGCGGCTCGTCTTCTATTGCTCTTGGGCAAAAGGTTTCTGCCAGTGGGTCTCAGGCAATTGTGATTGGTCAAAACTCCTCTGTAACAGGAAGTAAGAGTATTGTATTAGGATCAGACTCTAGATCCGACTCTTCGTCTGCTATTGTCGTGGGGCAAAAAGTTAGTGTTAGTGCGTCACAGGGAATCGCGATTGGTCAAAACGCCTCTGTAACAGCAAGCGGGAGCATTGCATTAGGTGCAAATGCTGTTGCCGGCAAATCGAATGTTGTTTCTGTAGGAAGACCGGGTAATCAACGTAAGATTGTGAATGTTGCTGCCGGGGATATTTCCAGGAACAGTACGGAGGCGGTAAATGGTCAGCAATTATATGCTGAATTGAAAAAAATGAGTGCATTGGATATAAAAAATAAGCAACTGGAAATGGATATTAAAAAGCTGGAGAGTACTATAGATAATCTTACCCGTTCTATTACTAATCTTACTCTGTTATGCCAGAAAAACGCGGATGAAGTTGCTTTATTGAAGAAATGAATTCTTAACGCATTGGATTATTAATAACAAATAGATTCGGCTAAACTAATAAGTGCATTTTCAGGGGGGGGTGAGTCGCTATTATCCTTGTTCTAAAGGAAAATGCACTGAAGTCCATCAACTATTAGCAGAAAGTTGAAACGAAATCAGGAAATAAAAGAATATTTCCTGAAACAGGTTTATCTTCAGATGTTTTCTTGCTGTCATTTTATTAAGAAAGTAAAAAATAACCCAGGAAATAAAAAAATGGATTGGCGGGTTAATTTGACAGAGGTTAAGCCCTGAACATAAAAGCCAGCTTGGAAACTGGCTTTTCACGCATCGATCAAAAAGTCGCCTTACAGAAAGCGAGATGTTGAGAGGTAGACAACAACGTTGTGAACGCTTGATATGAAAGATGTAACAGATTTCATGATGAACTCTCTTTATTGGTAAAATGTGATTTGTTTCACGAAAATCTAAATTGTGGCTGTGATTTTAATCAGAAAAACTTCAGAGTCAAGCGGTTTTTAAAAATTATTTTAAAGATTAAAATAATTTTGTATATACCCTATGGATTTCAAGATGCATCGCGACGGCAAAGGAGCGAATCCCCGGGAGCATAGATAACTAGGTGACCGGGGTGAGTGAGTGCAGCCAACAAAGAGGCAACTTGAAAGATAACGGGTATAAGAGTTTTAGGTGACAAAGTGAGCGTATCTTGTGGGGGATACTGAACAGCCAGAATCAGGCGATCTATCGATTTGATACAAATCTAGCAAGATAAAACTGTGCTTAAAGGGGTTATTAACTTTCCGTTTTTATTATTATTTCTCCGAATAGGATAATTAAAATAAGAAAGATAACAGAAAAATAATCTCGAATGTTGAATATAATTATTTTGGATGTGTTTTTGATTGTAATTTATTTGGGTATTTATTCCTATCAGTTGTATAGAGATAATTTATTCTTTAAGTTGCAATGGGATTTTATTATTATTTTTATGAGCTGGATGATTGTTGCAATGAATTAATAAAAGTCACTTTTACAATAATTTAATATGTTTATCATAAGATAATATTATTCAATTTAAGGAGTGTATATGAGTCAAAAGAATGATTTTAAAGCTTTTTCTACTAATAGTAATGCTAATGTAATAAGCCAGCAAGGATATGAAGAGAGCCCGGAGTTACAAACTGGGTTTCCACCATATTCTATGACGCCTCACATATTAAATAAGGTATTACGTCAATCGTCAATTATATCATCTGTTGTGGCTAACTTCATTGCGACACAATCTGGCGATGATATTATGGATAATGGTGATGTAGCCAAACTTGCTGAGCAATTAAATAAGGCATTAAAACAAAAGATTACAACAGAAATTCCTAATGCTTCATTAACCCAGACAGGCGTTGTTCAGCTTACTGATGTCATTGGCAATAGTGATATATTGGCCGTGACACAAAAGCTTGCTCAGGAAATAGTAAATTCATTACGTGGAGATATTAATACCAGAGTACCTAATAGTCGTAAGGTGAATGGGAAAGTGTTGTCGAATGATATTAGTCTAAGTGCTGGGGATGTAGGGAGTTATGCTAAATCTGAATCTGATGTTCGATATGGCAATAAAAACACAGCTTTAAAATCTGCAAATGGCTGGTGGAAATGTGGTGATACAGGAATAATCTATCAGTGGGGGGTTGTAACTGGTAGTGATAATTATTTGGTCAACTTTCCTATTCGCTTTCCTAGTGCATGTACAACGGTGGTTGCGACACCTGATGGTAGAAAAAAACCTTCGTCTCCGATCTTAGATCGTTGTTTTGTTGAAGTTGGTGAGATTACAGCAGTATCTTTTACAGCAACAACTGTTGGTGCGCTAAACACTGATTATCGGGCACGAGCGGTCCATTGGATGGCTATTGGATATTAAAAGTACATTATTCCTTTGAGGGATGAATACTGTGTAGAGAATGAAAATGGTTTATCAGAATCAGCAGATATTTTTACTACTAACAAAGATAATTCATTCATTTCTGATGTTAATTGCTTTAAGCTATTAAAGTAGAAATAAAGTCATATGGTCTTGACATATTATTGATAAAGCGCGGTCTATTTAGGCTGCGCTTTTAATTAATAAAATATTGAAGTTGTCGGTGCTAAACAGGATAGATGCTTCACTGGTTCCTGATATTGAATGGCCTGAATAAACAGGCCGTTTATACAGTGTTTTTATTTTTCTAGGGTTAGAATATTGAAAAATTTAGTCTGGAATATAAAAATAAGTAATGACAAAGTGAAATAATTATAGATGTTGAATATGAATGGTTTGAATATAATTTTAGTTGAAATTTGTTGGTTTTTTTTCTTGCTGTCAATGATATAAAAATAATTATTCTTCTAACTTAGAAGAACATTTTATTATTATTTTTATGAATTAAACTATGGCTGCCGTAAATTATGGTGGGTTGCTTTAATAATAATTAAATAATGATATTTAATCTAAGGGGTGTATATGAGTACTAAGAATGATTTTAAAGCTTTTTCTATTAGTAATAATGCTAATATAGTGAGTCAGGATAAATATGAACAAGATCAGAGTTTGCAGGCTGGGTTTCCACCAGATAATATCACTAGTAATTTGCTAAACAAGGTATTACGTCAATCGTCAACAATAGCATCTGTCGTGGCTAATTTTATTGCGACCCAATCTGGCAGTGATATTCTGGATGATGGCGATATAGCTAAATTAGCTGAGCAATTAAATAAGGCATTAAAACAAAAAATTACAACAGAAGTTCCAAATGCCTCATTAACACAAAAAGGTGTTGTTCAGCTTACTAATGTGGTGGGCGATAGTGATACATTAGCTGTTACACAAAAGCTTGCTCAGGAAATAGTAAATTCATTGCGTGAAAGTGTTAATACCAAGGTACCCAATACTCGAAAAATTAACGGGAAAGCACTGTCTGAGGATATCATTATTACTTCTCAGGATATTTTGGGTGGACAGGCGATTAGCTTAGGTGAAAAGGCGGATTTGAATAGCTATAAAACGCCGGGAATTTATCATCAAGAGTATGATGCTCATGCTAAAAATGGCCTTAATTACCCTGAATTTCTCGCTGGTTCTCTTGTTGTATTGAAATCGGCCGGAGTAGTTCAACGCTATTTTGTTTATAATAGTAGTCGAGTATATACACGTAGCCAGTTTCATGATAATCCGTGGACACCTTGGACCAGAGAATATAATACGCTGAATAAACCTACTGCTGAGGATATTGGCGCATATACAAAAATAGAAGCTGATTCTCGATATATTGCGGGAATTCGCAAAGTGAATGGAAAGTCTTTATCTACGGATGTCACTATTACTTCTCAGGATATTTTGAGTGGGCAGGCGATTAGTTTAGGTGATAATGTGAATTTGGATTACTGTAAAACACCAGGAATTTATTATCAGGATTATAATGCTCATGCTAAAAATGGCGTCAATTATCCTGAGCCGCTCTCTGGTTCGCTTATTGTATTGAAAGCGGCCGGAATCATTCAACGTTATTTCGTTTATAACAGCAGTCGGGTATATACACGTAGCCAATTCCATGATAATCCGTGGACACCTTGGGCCCAGGAATATAACACATTAAATAAACCTGCTGACAGAGTTATTAGTGGGTATACAAAAGCAGAAGTAGATAGCTTAATTAGTGCTAAAGGAAATAAAAATACAGCTTTGAAATCAGTGAATGGTTGGTGGAAATGTGGGGATACAGGAGTGATTTATCAGTGGGGGATCGTGAATTGGGCAGCGTATGATACACCCGTTAATTTTCCAATTCAGTTTCCTAATGCCTGTGTAAATGTTTCGTTGACATTGGGTGATAAATCTAATCCGCAATCATCATACAATGTTGTTGCAAAACAATTAGCTGTAACAGGATTTAATTATTGCGCATATGAGACTGAAAGCTCTGCATTTTGGTTTGCAGTAGGATATTGATATATAATTTATAATGCAAAAGTAAATGCTTTTTATTTTTGCACTGCCTTTCAAAACTTGAACAGTTTAAATTAAGTAGCTATTAAAGTCTGATTTCTGTAGTTAATAAGAGTCAGACTTTCTTTAAATGACCAAATATATTAATGAGGATTTTATGTTTAAATTATAAAATTAGTTTATTTTTGAAATAATTTAATATGTAAAATGTAGAGTTGAAATCAGATCTTTTTTATATAATATGCTGAAAAATTAAGTTTGTAACTTAAAACAGGAAAGTTAGAGTGAGAAATGTAGAATAAATATGAGAGTAATTCTGTGAAATTTAATTTTCTTTTTTTAAATTATACAAAAATAGTTAATATTCTGATTCATAAGGATGTTTTGTTATTGTTTTTATCAACTAGACTATTACTGATGTGAATTGTGATAGGTTATTTTTGCAGTAATTAAAGGTGTCTTTTGTAAATAATATTATTCAATTTGAGGGTTATATATGAGTGCTAAAAATGATTTTAAGGCTTTTTCTATTAGTGATAATGCGAATGTAGTGAATCAGGCAAAGTATGAAGAAAGCCAGAGTTTGCAGACTGGATTTCCATCCGATAATATTCCTGTTAATCTGTTAAATAAGGTATTACGTCAATCGTCAACAATATCATCTGTGGTAGCTAATTTTATCGCGACCCAATCTGGCAATGATATTTTGGATGATGGCAATATAGCTAAACTTACTGATCAACTAAATAGAGCCTTAGAACAAAAAATTGCAACAGAAGTTCCAAATGCCTCATTAACACGAAAAGGTATTGTTCAGCTTACCGATGTAGTGGGTAATAGTGACACACTAGCGGTTACGCAAAAGCTGGTTCAGGAAATAATAAATTCATTGCGTGAAAGTATTAATACCAGGATACCGAATACCAGAAAAGTTAACGGGAAAGTATTGACTGAGGATATTAATATTACTTCTCAGGATATTCTTGCTGGGCAGGCGCATAGTTTAGGCGACAATGCGAATTTGGATAATTACAAAATACCGGGGATTTATCACCAAGAGTATAATGCTCATGCCAAAAACGGTAATAATTACCCTGAACCGTTCGCTGGTTCGCTTGTTGTACTGAAAGCGGCCGGGGTTATTCAACGTTATTTTGTCTATAACAGCAGCCGGGTATATACACGTAGTCAATTTCATGAAAGCCCGTGGACTCCTTGGACTAGAGAATATAACACATTGAATAGGCCTACTGCTGGAGAGGTTGGAGCGTATGCAAAAGCAGAGTCTGATTCTCGATATATCACAGGGCTCCGCAAAGTTAATGGAAAAGCGTTAGCTGCGGATATCAATATTACCTCTCAAGATATCTTTGCCGGGCAGTCGATTAATTTAGGTGATAACGCGGATTTAAATAGTTATAAAACTCCAGGGATTTATTATCAAGAATATAATGCTCATGCTAAAAATGGCGCGAATTACCCTGAGCCGTTCGCTGGTTCGCTTATTGTATTGAAAGCGGCAGGCGTTATTCAGCGTTATTTTGTTTATAACAGCAGTAGAGTATATACACGTAGCCAATTTCACGATAGTCCGTGGACACCTTGGGCGCAAGAATATAACTCATTGAATAAACCTTCTGACAAGGCTGTTGGGGAGAATACGGAAGTAGAATCTGATAATGTTTATGTTGCTGATAAAGAGAAACTAATACAGCAAGCAGAACATGAGAAATCTCAGTTATTGATTAAAGCCAATAATCTTGTTGCGCCACTACAAGATGCTGTTGATTTAGGTATTGCTTCCGAAGCAGAAAAAACAGTTCTATTGGAATGGAAGAAATATAGAGTAATGTTGAGCAAAGTTAATATTTCATTGGCTCCTGATGTTGAGTGGCCGCAACAGCCGAAGTAATAAAGATAGTCTGAATAAATAGATTATTCATATTACAAGAATATTTAATTATTTTTTGAACTAGATTCTAATCTGCATGAATTAATGTCAATCATCTAATAGTGATTCAATATGTTAATTATAAAATAATATCATTTAATCTAAAGGGGATATATATGAGCGCAAAAAATGATTTTAAAGCTTTTTCTACTAGTAATAATGCTAATGTAGTAAGCCAGCAACTATATGAAGAGATGCCGGAATTGTCGACTGGATTTCCACCGTATAATGTTCCTACCCATGTGTTAAATAAAATATTACGTCAAACGTCAGTAATGGCATCCATCGTGGCTAATTTTATTGCGGAACAATCTGGCGAGGACGTTTTGGATAATGGTGATATAACCAAACTCACTGCACAATTAAAAAAAGCTTTTTATGTCGGATCTAAGCGACCGGGTGATATCTATTTATCTGCACATCCAGCATCAGATTTAGCTAAAGGAGAATATATTGCGAATGGTGCTATTCATGAGATTGATTCAACTGTTGGTCGGGCATTGAATAATTTATCAGATGCGTATAAGGCAGCATGGGGAATCAAACAGAATGGCAATAAAATCAACCTGCCTAATCTGTTTGCCGATGGAAGAGGGGTATTTGTGCGCGCTGGATTGACACCAGGTGTAATACAGGGAGATGCGATTAGAAATATTACAGGTAATTTGGGATGGCAAGCGCATGGGCTTTTTACTCGTACCAGTGGTGTATTTTATGGTGTTAGGAGTACGGCAACAGTCATTGCTGCGGGAACGAATGCTAATAGTAATCATGGATATTCGGCATATGCCACTTTTGATGCATCAAAGGTCGTACCAACGGCAGATGAAAACCGCCCGTTAAATGTCAGTATGATACCGGTAATTTATTTGGGTGTATAAGGTAATAATCTCTCAGTGAGTGCCATAGGAATATAGCCAGAATTTAAATATGGATTTTGGCTATATATGAATAATATGGAATATTATTGAATGGCAGTGATGGGGAGTGTAATAAAATGCTTTAAGGTTATATTTGTGACTTAATGAGAAAATAATTGAAGGAAAAAAAGATATAGAAATAATAATTTCTAATGTTGAATATAATGGTTTTGGGGATGTATTTGATTACAATATATCGCGTTGTTTATTTTTGCACATTATATAAAAATAGTTACTCCTTTTAGTTATAAAAATATTTCATTATCGTTTTTCTAAACTAGACTATTATCGATGTGAATTGTGAGAAATCATCTTTAGTGATAGTTAAATATGTTTATTATGAAATAATGTTATTTAATTTAAGGAGATGTATATGAGTGCAAAAAATGATTTTAAAGCTTTTGCTATCAGTAGTAACGCTAATGTGACTAGTCAACAAAGCTATGAAACATATCCGAATTTGCTGGTTGGGTTTCCAGACAATCAATATATTCCTAATCACATATTAAATAAGATATTACGTCAAGCATCAACTATATCATCTGCTGTAGCTGATTTTATTGCGACAGAATCTGGCACTGATGTTTTGGATGATGGTGATGTAGCTAAAATCACCGCACAATTTAAAAGCGTATTAGACCAAAAAATTGCCAAGTGTTGTAATCTTAATGTGAATACTGCCAACAAGGTTGTGAATGGTTGGTGGAAATGTGGTGATACTGGGATAATTATTCAGTGGGGTCAGGTAGCCGGCTCTATGAATCTAAATGATTACAAAACTTTCGCCATCCCATTTCCTAATGCTTGTTTACAGATTGTTGCGACATATTCTGATTTTGGTCAATATGGCGCAGGGGTTGCTGCTGTACCTCTTTCTGCAAATCAATTTATTGTAACATGTAGAAACTCTGTATATGCGTTAACAAATAGTGTCGTGAGATATTTGGCGATAGGATATTAATTATGTATTTTTATAGCGCAAAGACAAATGCATTCTACCCTATAGAATTGGAACAGAATTATATTGCTTCTGGTTCATTGCCCGATGATATTATTGAGGTTGGTATTGATGTTTATCAAGAATACGCCGCTAATAATGTTCCAGAAGGAAAATATCGTATAGCAGGTCAAAATGGTTTACCGGAATGGGCTGATATTCCTCCGCCAACAAGAGAAGAATTGCAGCAGTATGTTGAAAGTAAAAAGCAACAATTTATTGTAGAGGCTAGTCAGCAGATAGCGCCATTACAAGATGCTGTTGATTTAGGGATTGCGACTAAAGAAGAGGAAACGGCTCTATCAGTATGGAAGAAATACAGAGTCATGCTGAACAGGGTTGATATTTCACAGGCTCCTGATATTGAATGGCCGGAACAGCCAAAATAACGACAGTGGCCTGAATAGACAGGCCATTCTTAGAATAGTTTTGTTAATACTGAATTATCCAACTCTACAGCGACGATGTATTTGCCAGTGAAAATCATTAAATAAAGGAATGAACCGAATATGAGACATATCAGGTAAAACTTGATGGTGTGTTTACCGCATGCTTGAGGATAAATAGATGTGCTCAGATTATTCATAGCCATGTAGGAGCGGGCGGAGAAGGTATGATAACTTCGAGGAAATCAAGAGTTAAAAATACAATTAGTCTCTTGAGGAGAAAATTGTAAATTAGAAAAGATTCAGGTTGTGATTTTATCTTTAATGTATTTAAAATAATGCTGAAAAATCACTAATAGGAGTAGTGTATGAGAACACTAATAGGTTTTTTGGCATTAATACTGTGTGGTATGTCATTCCTATCATTCGGTGCGAGCTTTGATTGCTCAAAAGCTACTAGTAAGGCTGAAAAGTTAATCTGCTCGACCCCGGCATTATCTCAAGCTGATAACAATCTATAATGTTGATTACCTTCAAGCTAAATTGGTTACGGATAACAATGCGGATTTTAAGGCCCTAGTAAAACAGAATTGGGAACTTCGCGAGAAATGCGCAGTAGTTGAATGTCTTCAAGATTGGTAGGATGGCTTAAATGATCTCCTTTTCTTACATTATCGTGCGGACTATTATTACCAAATGGTAGTAAGTGATGAGGAGGAGTGTTATGAACATAGTTTACAAAGTACATTTCGGTGATCGGCAAACTAATTTTGTTGTAAAAGTCACTTATGATGATATGTGGATTGCTGAATGTGATGAGTTAGGGTTAATAACCGAAGCCAAAACCTATGATAAATTGATAGAACGAGTATGGGAGATAGTTCCAGAGTTATACGAGATGAATTTGGGTAGTAATCCTGAGGCGGTGAAAATTAGTTTCGTTCAGGAACAGTCTTACGATTTAAGGATGGTGTTCTGACATGGGATTTGGTTTATATCCTCAACTGAAAGAGATCTTATTGGCGCATGGATGCTATTTTGTTAGATAAGGAAAAGGTAGAGACAAGTCTGATGAAAGCTTTAAGTTAGAAGGTGGAATTTTTCCCAATTCTGTCACTTAGATATTCGTGCCCAAATGCAGAAAGATTCAGTTTAGAATTTAAAACAGAAAGAATTGCAGGAATAGATAGAAAGAATAAGAAAAAAATAGTTCCCAGGCGTTAAATATAGATGGTTTGTATATGTTTTCGATTCAAAAATATTGAAATATTTATTACTTTTAATTATATAGAAACGATTGGCCTTATAAGAAATAAGAATACCGCATTATTATTTTTATGAACTAGACTTTGGTTAGTGTGAATTGCAGAGGGAGTATTTTTTCAATAATTTAATATATTTATTACATAAGAAAATTATTTTATTTAAGAAAATTATATGAGAAAAAATGATTTTAAGTCTTTAGGGTGAAAATTACAACAGACATTCTCAGTGCTTTATTAATATAGAAAGATATTGTCCAGTTTACAGATGTGATGGGCAATAGCGACACATAGGTGGTTACATAAAAGTTTATTAAGGAAATAATAAATTCATTACTTGAAGAAATTAATATACCTGTAAGTTATCCTATTTCGTGGCCGTTACTCTATTTTTCGGTAAAAGTTGTATATTATCCAAAAGGGGCAGAATGGTCAGAGGATTTTAATTTTATAGGCGTGTCAAGACCATGAAACATAGCATTTAACTATATTTTAAGGGCAGCATAATGAGCATATCTTTACTTGAAGAGATTCCGGTAGGAATACCACTTCCTTGGCCGACTGATGTACCACCAATTGGGTGGGTGAAATGTAATGGAGCGATCTTTGATAAAATTTTATATCCAAAATTAGCGGCAGCATATCCATCCGGTGTATTACCCGATTTGCGGGGTGAATTTATTCGTGGTTGGGATGATGGGCGTGGAGTGGACATTAATCGATATCTACTTTCCACTCAACTGGCAGATATCGCTCCACATAGTCACAGAATTGGCCGGATGTGGTCCAACTCAAATGGTGGAACCGATGGTTTGGGTACACCAAGCCGTATTCTCAATAGTGTTTACCAAAATGTTAACTATGGAATTGATACTCGCGGGCTAGGTATTGCTATTGGAATGGGATCTGGTGGCTACGGTTATATGGATAATGTGATTGTTGCTTCAACAGGAATAGAAACACGTCCACGAAACGTAGCATTTAATTATATTGTGAGGATTGCCTGATGAATAAGGCTGTATTGGATAAAAATAATATTGCTATCAGTAGCGGAAATATCATGGTGTTTAATTACGATGCAATTACGCTGGAGTATTTAAACAGCACTGATGAGTATCTTCCTGTTGGTATTGGTCTTCCTGCTAACTCTTGCACAGATGCATTACCTGAGATTAAAGAGGGATATGTCGCTTGCCGTTCATCTGATTTAACCCATTGGCTGATTGTGCCAGATTATCGCGGAAAAACAGCTTACGACAAACAGACTCGTTTACCGCAGAAAATTACTGAAATTGGTGAGTTACCAGAAACTCTGACCTTCGAGAAGCCTGACACCGATTATGACAAATGGAATGGTGAAGAATGGGTAATCGATAAAGACCTTCTCAAATCCAGTCAAATCAATGACGCAAAACAGAAGCAAGTAGAAATGTTGCGACATGCAAATGAAACACTCTCATTGCTACAAGACTCTGTTGACCTTGAAATTGCTAATACGGCAGAAGAAGCTGCTTTGCTAGAGTGGAAAAAATACAGAGTATTACTCGCTCGTGTAGATACTTCACAAGCGCCGGATGTGGAGTGGCCGGAGATGCCCAAATGAATGAGATTGGGTAAGAGGAGTTTTATATCAGATAAGTCTCAAGCATAAAAAACCAACCGTAAAAGGTTGGTTTTTCTAGGGAATTTACATACAGCTCTCTTACTTACTAACCCGTCTTCAAAACTAAGACTCAAATGAGTTTATGAAAATAATGGGCGCGTATTTTGTGAAGACGGTGAGCTATGTAATATTCCCTGAACGTTGTAGATTAAGTATTAGAGTTCAGATACTTAAAGATTCAGTATGGAACATTAAGTAGAGAGAGTTGCAGGAAAAGATAGAGGAAATAAGAGAAAATAATTTTCAGATGTTAAATATATATTTTTGGATATATTTTAAATTTCAAAATGTTGAATTACGTATTTCTGCCTATTATAAAAAAGCAGTTAACGTTATAAATTAATGAAAAAACTACATCATTCTTTTTATGAACTAGACTTTGATTAGCGTGAGTCACAGGGAATTGTTTTTACAATAATTCAACATGTTGATTATAAAGTAATATTATTTAACTTGAGGGGAGAGTATATGAGTTCTAAGAATGATTTTAAGGCTTTTTCTATCAATGATAATGCGAATGTAGTCAGTCAAGAAAGATATGAGGAAAGTCAGAGTTTAAAAACAGGGTTTCCACCAGATAATATTACTGTTCATTTGCTTAATAAGGTATTACGTCAGTCGTCAACAATAGCATCTGTTGTATCTAATTTTATTGCAACATATTCCGGCAATGATGTTTTGGATGATGGGGATATAGTTAAGCTCACTGCCCAATTAAATGGAGCTTTAGATCAAAAAATTGCAACCGAAGTACCAAATGCTTCATTAACACAGAAAGGTGTTGTTCAGCTTATAGAGGTGGTTGGTAATAGTAATATACTTGCTGCAACTCAGAAGCTTGTTTCCGATGTAAATAATAATGCTAACAGCAGATTGTCCAAAAACCAAAATGGTGCAGATATTTCTGATAAAAATGAGTTTGTGAAAAATTTGGGTTTGTCGGAAACGGTGAGTTTGGCTAAGAATTCAGCTCAGCGCGACTGGGTGAGCGGGAACTATGCGTTAAAAAAATCTCAAGAACAATTCACATGCAGTAGTTTAGATGTAGATGCAAATCACGAATATGCAGGTATCCGGCTAAAGAAAAAAGATGGATATTATATTCAGATGGCAACGAATCCTGACGGACAAGATCCATTGACTATCTATTACAGAGATAAAAGTGGCAATACCCTCTATTATGCAAGTTTACAAAAGAAATCCGGAACATTAGCGATGACTGACGATGTTAGTTCTGTAAATATTCCAGTTGGTGCCCCCATCTTGCATTCGTCAAGATACACTCCGAAAGGGTATCTTTGTTGTCATGGTCAGACATTTGATAAATCTCGATATCCGCAATTAGCGGCAGCTTATCCTGACGGTAAAATACCTGATTTGCGTGGTAAATTTGATACATTTAATTACATAGTGAGAGCAGTATGTAGCATAATGACTGAACAAAAATACGCTTTAGAACATGAAACAGCAGTATTGGGTAAAGACGGATTAGCAATTCAAGCAGGTTGGATAAAAGTTTATCACACTAATCAAATTACACGAGAATTTACAAACTCTGATATTGAATATGCCATGCTTGGTGTCAGTTTGTCGGCGGGTGCTTATCTTGATGAGCCAGAGCTGCCCGATTCTGATGATATGGCTATTTGTCGCAGTGAAGACGGTAAGCGTTGGGAAATAGTACCTGACTATCGCGGAAAAATTGTTTACAACAAGCAAACTCGTGCACAGCAAGAAATTACGGAATTGGGCGAGTTGCCAGAAATTCTGACATTCAAGAAACCTGATACCGATTACGATAGATGGAATGGTAAAGAGTGGGTAGTTGATCAAGACCTACTCAAATCCCATCAGATTGCAGAAGCAAAACAGAAGCAAGCAGAACTGTTACTTCAGGCAAATGAAACACTCTCATTGCTACAAGACTCTGTTGACCTTGAAATTGCTACTACGGCAGAAGAAGCTGCTTTGCTAGAGTGGAAGAAATACAGAGTATTACTCGCTCGTGTAGATATTTTACAAACGCCTGATATTGAGTGGCCGGAGATGCCCAAATGAATGAAGTTAGGCAAAAGAGTTTTACACCAGACAAGCCTCAAGCATAAAAAACTAATCGTAATAGGTTGGTTTTTCTAGGGAATTTACATATGGCTCTCTTACTTACCAACTCGTATTCAAAACTGGAGACTCAAATGCATTTATGAGAATAATGGGCGTGTATTTTATGAAGACGGTGAGCTATGTAGTATTCCCTGAACACTGTAGGTTAGGTATTAGGTAAAGATTCAGTGTGGAACATTAAGTAGAGAGAGTTACAGGAAATAATAGAAAAATAGTTTCCAGATATTAAATATATATTTCTAAATATATCTTCAATTTCGAAACATTGAGCTACTTATTACTATTAATTATATAAAGATAGTTAACCTTATAATGAATAATAACGGCGAATTATTATTTTTATGAGTTAAACTTTGATTGGCGTGAGTTGCAAGGGGATTATTTTTGCAATGATTCAAATATATTGATTATGAAATAACATTATCTAACTTAAGGAAGGTATATGAATTACAAGAATGATTTTAAAGCTTTTTCTACTAATAATAATGCCAATGTAGTGAGTCAAGAAGGGTATGAAGAAAGCCGGAGTTTAAAAATGGGGTTTCCGCCAGACGATATTACGGTCCATTTGCTCAATAAAGTATTACGTCAGTCGTCGACAATAACATCTGTTTTAGCTAATTTTATCGCGACATATTCTGGCAATGATGTTCTGGATGATGGTGATTTAGTTAAACTTGCTACTCAATTAAGTCGAGCATTAGAACAAAAAATTGCAGCCGAAGTGCCAAATGCCTCATTAACACAAAAAGGTGTTATTCAGCTCACAGATAGAACCGGTAACAGTAATACCCTCGCGGTAACACAGAAGCTTGTTTCTGATGTAAATGATAATGCTAATAACCGATTGGCAAAAAATCAAAACGGCGCAGATATTCCTGATAAAGATACGTTTGTAAAAAACCTCGGTTTGTCGGAAACCGTGGAGCAGGCGAGAAATGCGGTGTCAACCAATGACTTTAATGAAAAAATGGAAAGTGTGGAAAAAGCTATTGATTGGAAAATCTATCCAGGTCAATTTGGGATTGGCTCATCAAATGGAATGATTGTGCCGGATGGCGATTATAATAATGCTATTATTTCCGGTGTTTATGCCGGGCCGGGAGCAGCAGCAAAGAATGCAATAGGTAACACTCCATATGGACCCTGCTTTGTTTTAGCAAGAGTTCCAGATCATATTTTGCAGCAGGCATATTACAAGAACCAATTCTATTATAGATATAGGGAATACGGGAAATGGGGAGACTGGTACTACGTGATGACGTCAGATCAATGGACTGTTGACGCAAATGGATTCTATAAGAAAGCTTCCCCGATAATTGAAGTTTACCCTGATGGCGCATTCACAACTAACGAAGAATCAGAGGGGGCAAAAGTCACAAAAGAGGGTACCGGTGTATATCGCATATCGAATATTTCGGGCTATAACGCTGATGGTGCTTGGGGTGTGCATGGCGGTATCTCAGTACCAAAAGACAATAACGGCTTAGAACTGATTTTTATCGATGACCGTGTTCAATATAATGGCTCTATTATCATCGAAACCTTTCACAGACAGCATTCACATTTACCAACCCGTTTTCAGAACTGGCGACTTAAGCTTATCGATGAGAATAATGAGCGTGTATTTTACGAAGATGGAGAACCTTGTGATATTCCTGATAACTACTGTTTAGACGTCCGTGTCCAGATGCCGGAAGATATCAGTATGGAACGCCAAGCAGCAGGCGTTAAATGAGTTAAACAGTCGGTAACTTATCAGGGGTGGCTGGCATTTGCACACGAACAGAGATAAATCGGCCTTGTGGGATATCAATCAAATTACCGTCAGTGTAACCTTCTCTCACATTTCTGGCGAATGCTGGCGCATCTGGATGCTCGCGATGATATGTCATGAGTTTTATTGAACCATCTTGCATAACTTCATAATCAACCCAGATGAGGGGTAACTTGTTCTTACATAACGGTATTTCAATTCCGCCATCCCCACCGCCCCAAGCGGCATCTGCATTGAATCCAAGAACTCCAGTGATGAGATAAACCCCCTCTGAAAGCCGTTCGACTGTTGCCTCTTTAGATTCGTCATTCGTTTTGAATGTGCCATCGGAATAGATTTCTACTATCGGGGAAGATTGCTTAAGGAATCCGTTAGTGTCGGGTTTTGCGTTGCTTGTTGACCAAATGCTATACCACGGATTCCAACGACCAGCACCGTCTCCATTACGCGACCTAAAGTATAAACCACTACTTCCCGCATAATATGCAGCTTGAATCATAAGATCATAACCACGAAATGCTCCTCCTCCTGAAAGTTTAATACCAGGGCCCGTTATTCCGGCCCCATTTAGCCCTTCTGAGTATCCAAAAAATGTAGAATTAGGTGGAACTTTATCAAAATCATCGATTGTGGAATATGAGTTTTTCCCAACAACACCACCATTTGAGCTAATAACTTCATCTATTGTTGCTAGTGTACCGCCTTTCTCCGGTGTTATTAATGTATATCTGCGTTTGCGGGCTGCATCGTTAGCGTAAATTGTGATTCTGTTACCCTGTGTCCCTTCAAGACCAATGATGTGGCCGTTTGTCGCGGCAAACTCAAGATTTGGCCAATTCGAAGCATTATTGATTCTCAATGTACCTGTTTGGACATTTAAATTACTCGAAATCGGAAAAGCCCCCACATCCCCGGCACTCAAACTGACATCCCCAGTCAACGCCTTACCATTAATTTTCCGGCTGCTCGGTACGGCATTTCTCGCCTGCTCCACGGTTTCCGACAAACCGAGGTTTTTTAGAATCCTCAAATTCATGATCATTCCTATACCAATAGCCCTTGTTGGTATTAAACAGGATTAAACATGGCAAAGATAGGCTATATCCGGGTATCAACAAATGACCAAAACAGTGATTTACAGTGAAATACTTTGATGAGTATAAATTGTGAGCAGATCTTTATGGGTATTACTTACTCGTGTAGATGTTTCACAAGCGCCTGATGTGATTTGGCCGGAGATGCCGAAGTGAAGAATAATTAGATAATTTTATGTTTTTAGTCAGGAAAAGCTGGCTTATCAGTAGCTATAAATACCAGATTTGAAGTTGGGGTTTTACACCCATTTTACACCAAGCAAATTTCAGGCACAAAAAAACCAAGCGTAAGAGGTTGGTTTTTCTAGGGGAATTTGGTCGGCATGAGAGGATTTGAACCTATGATCCGACACTCCATGACAATAGCATTATTTGGCTCAAGGCCTTGCTACACATGGGTTTCGTGAGTTTTGACTGTGAATGCAAACAGTGCAGATTCTGCAAACCAGATTAGTTCAAAAAACTTGTTAAAACTAGATATTCAAAAATGGATCTCAGAATTCAAAGTCAGAGTATAATGAAGTGGTTAAACTCGATGCTGAATTAGTTATGTCCCATTTTGGCGCTGGGTTATTTTCGATACGGAATATAAGAACCTCTCAGATATGATTATTCAATCAAAGCGAATGTGTCGCTTGTTTAATAAGGTAAAACCAGTAACCTATTTTACAAAGGTGGAGAGCCTTGTGATATTCCTGAACACTGTAGATTAGATGTTAGAGTTAAAATGCCTAAAGATTCAATGTGGAATGTTAAGCCGCGGGAGTTGCAGGAAAGGATTAAAGTAATAAAAGAAAAATAGTTTTCAGATGTTAAATATAAATGGGTTTAGTATATCTTTGATTGATAAATATTTTGTTTTTACTCTTTGGATTATATAAAAATAATCAGCTTTCTGAGTTATAAGGATGTTTTATTATTATTTTGTTGAAATACACTTAATTGTGATAAGTCGTCTATAAATCTATAAAATAATATTATTTAATTTAAGGGGTGTATATGAGTCAGAAGAATGATTTTAAAGCTTTTTCTATTAGTGATAATGCGAATGTAGTGAGTCAGAGATTATATGAAGAAAGTAAGGATTTACTGACGGGGTTTCCACCAAATGATGTTCCAACTCACTTGTTAAATAAAGCATTGCGTCAATCATCAACCATATCATCTGTCGTAGCTAATTTCATTGCGACACAATCTGGTGATGATGTTCTGGATGATGGAAACGTAGTTAAACTAACCGCACAATTAAATAGAGCTTTAGAACAAAAAACCACAACAAAAGTTCCCGATGCCTCATTAACACAAAAGGGCGTTGTTCAGCTTACGGATGTGGTGGGCAATAGCGACACATTGGCGGTTACACAAAAGCTTGCTCAGGAAATAATAAATTCATTACGTGAAGAGATTAATATCAGTAATAAAGCTAATTATCTACCCGTGGGTACTCCTATTCCTTGGCCTACTGATATACCGCCAGTTGGGTGGTTACAATGTAACGGAGCCGAGTTTGATAAAGCAGCTTACCCACAATTAGCGGCAGCATATCCCACAGGAAAATTACCTGATTTGCGTGGGGAATTTATTCGTGGCTGGAGTGGGAAACGTGGTGTGGATAATGGTCGTAAGATTTTATCGTTGCAGGGAGACGCCATTAGAAATATCACGGCATTCGTACAAGGACGCACGGATATAGCCAACGGGAGAATATTTTCAGGTAATGATGATAGGTCTGGAGCATTTTTAACATCAGGCGAATACGGAGATTACGTTGTAAGGTCTCAAGGGCCAATGAGTAGTGTAGGTGCACGTGATCGACTTGCAGCATTATCGTTTGATGCGTCTCGTGTTGTGCCGACTGCAAATGAAAATCGCCCCCGCAACGTCGCATTTAACTACATAGTGAGAGCAGCATAATGACAGAACAAAAGTACTCTTTAGAACATGAAACAGCCGTATTGGGTAAAGACGGATTGGCTATTCAAGCCGGCTGGATAAAGGTTTATCACTCGAATCAGATAACGAGAGAATTCACAAACTCTGATATCGAGTATGTCATGCTTGGTGTCAGTTTATCGGCTGGGGCCTATCCTGACGCGCCAAAGCTTCCCGATTCTCACGATAAGGCCGTCTGTCGCAGTGAAGACGGTAAGTGTTGGGAAATACTTCCTGATTACAGAGGAAAAATCGCTTACGACACGTTAACTCGTGCGCCGATAGAGATAACAGAAATCGGTGAGTTACCCGCAACACTAACCTTCAAGAAGCCTCCCACCGATTTCGACAAATGGGATGGTAAAGAGTGGGTAGTTGATAAAGACTTACTCAAGTCTCATCAAATCAACGAAGCAAAACAGAAGCAAGCAGCACTGTTACAGCAAGCAAATGAAACACTCTCATTGCTACAAGACTCGGTTGACTTAGAAGTCGCTACAGACTCAGAGAAAGCCGCTCTGTTAGAGTGGAAGAAATACCGGGTATTGCTGACTCGTGTAGATGTTTCACAAGCGCCGGATGTGGAGTGGCCGGAGGTGCCGAAGTGA